TAACTATTTGCAGCGGGCAGCCGGCGAACTTTGCAGGTATTGCTGCTGTTAGTTTGGGTGAGGTAGTAATGACTCCGGCTGACTATACTATTGGTGATGCAACTCCCAACGGTCGTAAGGTTACGGTAGCAAACAAGCTTCTGACACCTTCAGCGACAGGTACGGTATTAGTGCATGCTATTGACGATGGGGTTACGCTTTTAGCGACTACCGATGTTAATCCTGATGATATTCCTGCGGGTTTCCCAGTTGTATCGGGCGCACCGGTAAACACGGGCGAGTTTGAAGTAACCACCCCTGACGCTGTTGGCGTATGATTGTATTCCACAACGGTAAAAAACCACCACTATATCCAGAAGCTATTGAAACTGGCGATTCTCGGTGGATTACTGTTACATGGGAACGAGAGTTGTCAGACACGGAAGTCATCAACGTTAGCTCGTGGATATTACCCACTGGGTTTTCTATCAGTACGTTTATGAATAACGTAAGCTCACAGCAGAAGGAAGGCTGTAAGGTTTACACTAAGTCAATACGTGTACTGCTATCCACAACTGCTGCACAAGGCCGGTACGAAATCGGTAATACGGTAAGCACGTCACAAAGCCAGACAATAACCAATACCTTTCTAATCGACGTTATATAGAAATATTTACCCATATTAACTACAATATAGGTATATTTTTAACAAAAGTTTACCTATATCTTACCTATGAAGTGCAATGCAGCCCAAGAAAAGTACGCACAATTAAGAGCGTCCGGTGTTGAGCCTTCGGATGCTTATAAGCAGTGTTGGTCATGGGAAAACTCCAGCCCTAATACAATAGCTAATAACGCAAAGCAAAAAGACCGACTACCAAAAATAGCTAAGCGTATAGCGGAGTTAAAGGCTGAGATTATGGAAGAGGTTAAACCACAGATGGTAGTGACCGTTGAGTCTCTTTTGGAAGAACTGGAGGAGGCAAAGCAATTTGCAAAGGAATGCGATAACCCGAGCGCATTTACCCAGGCAATCATGGGCAAAGCTAAAATATCGGGGCTAGATAAGAAGGTCGTTGAGATTCAAGCGCAGGAAGAGCTAACACCGTGGGCTGCAATATCTTCTGGCGTAGATAAAGATGAATCTTGAGTGGTTTCCTCAAGAGGCGTTTGCTGAGTTCTTTTTAATTGACACTAAGGACATAATTAAACACCGATCAGTATTCCGCCCCGATATAGAGTATTTTATTCCTTATGGTGGCCGTGGTTCGGGTAAAACATTCTCATTTGCTGACGCCGTTGTAGTCGAGGCTAGTCTAAGGCCGGTTAGGGTTCTAGTTACTCGAGAGATTCAAGACTCTATTGAGGAGTCAATCAAGGCAGAGCTTGAGGCCGCTATAGATAAGCGTAACCTTAATGGCTTTTTCGAGGTCCAAAACACAGTTATCAAGGGTGCCAATGGATCAAGGTTTATTTTTAAGGGACTTAAGAATAATATTAAAAACCTCAAATCTATTGCTGACGTGGATATCGTTCTATGTGAAGAGTCGGAAGATATTACTAAACTATCATGGGACAAGCTGTTGCCTTCCATCCGGCCTAGAGACCAAATAACAAGAAACGGCACGCCAATAGTTATCGTTATTTTTAACCCGAATAATGAGCTTGATGACACCTATCAAAGGTTTGTCGTTAACCCTCCTCCAAACAGCATTCCAAAACTTTTAAATTACGACAGCAATAAATACTTTCCCGCTCATCTTGAAAGGCAGCGTGCACACTTCCAGAAGACTAGGCCGCTAAGGGATTACGAGCATGAATGGTTAGGCAAGCCTAAGGGTTCAGGTGATGACGTTATTATCGATCTTGCGTGGGTGAAGGCAGCTAGGTTTGCCAGTAGGCACCCATTATTTAAAAAGACCGGAACTAGGCGAGTTGGTTACGATCCAGCAGGACAAGGAAAGGATTCAAACGCGGCTGTTTTTGAAGATGGGAATATACTCAAACAAATAGATGAATGGCTAAGGTCTCAGGATCTCCGAGGAGCTTCAGAAAGAGCGTTTAATTTTGCCGTGGTAAATGACGCTGACGAATTCAGTTTTGATGAATGTGGTGGCCTAGGTGATGGTGTAAGCGTGTTTATTGATGATGCAAAAAAGGCCAATAGAAATGCCGCAAATATCGATATTAGGCCGTTTAATGCCGGTCTAAGCGTAATAGATAAAACTGGGCTAGGTGATATCAACGATAAGGGCGAAGAGCTAATTAAAGGCACTGATAAGCGATGGAAGGACGTTTATTCGAACAGGAAGGCGCAGGCATGGGGCATTAAGGCGCAAAAGCTGTATAACACTTACAGGCTAGTTGTGTTGGGTGATGAGGATATGAGGCCTGATGAGATTTGCTCTATTAATATTGAAGATGATGAACTATTCAATAAGTTGGCAAGGGAAATATCTACGCCAATATGGGTTAAGTCATCCACGAACAGCAAAAAGAAAGTTGAGTCCAAAAAGGATATGGAAAAGCGTACCGGTCAACCTTCACCAAATATCGGAGATGCCTACATTATGACAGACGCACCTTCCGAACTTGAGCTTAAGGCCATGTTCTTTTAAACTTATCGTATTATCACAGCAAGAAGAGCTATTATCGTGACAAAACACGCAACTATCAAAGACCTTAATATCAAGGTAAATAAGCTCGCTGAGTTTGTTTCAAACCAAACATCTACGATACGCGGCCAAATAGGATCTATTCTAGGTATTAGTCACGATGGCAAACGGGACTTGTACGATGTATACGGATACCCTAAATCATTAAGCGGAGATACCGGCTTCGCGTTAATGTACAAATATTCTATGCGGCAAGGTGTTGCAAGCCGAGTTACGAGAGGGGTTGCCAAAAGTTGCTGGCGTGATGGGTTTGAGATTTATGATGGTTCAGGGGATGATGCAAACCTAATATTAGAAGATGAGGTTTTATCTCTAGTAAAAGCGAGCGCTGTTAAAAAGCTAGAGTCTGTTGATATATTGAACAGAATAGGCCGATTTTCTGTTTTATATGTTGGGATACCAGATGGAAAGCAACCAGAGGAACCGCTACAAGCAACTAATCTTGGGCCTGATTGGTTAGACAAGATTTATTTTGTTGCGTATCCATACGACGGCATAAATATCTCAGGTCAAGTTCAAGATCCTACCGACCCGCGTTTTGGGTTGCCAGAATACTACCAGCTTCAGCGCGGCCAATCACAGTCGGCAAATAGTAAAGATACCAGCCTAAACGCAATTACTGCGCACTGGTCTCGGTGTATTCATTTAAACGAAGGGGCGCTTGAATCTGATATTGAGGGAATGGGAGCGCTTGAGCCGATATTTAATGCAATTCTTGATATAGAAAAAGCAACAGGTGGTTCGTCTGAGGCTTACTTTAGAAACTCAAGGCAAAAGCTGGCGTATGAGATTGATAAAGAGTTCGCTAATGCTGCACTAAAAGATGAGGAATCAAAAAAGAAATTTCAAGAGGCCGCGGAAAGGTTCACGAACGAATGGCAAGATCATACGATGGCAGCGGGCGCTACTGTAAAGCCTGTTCAAGTCTCTCACGCGTCCCCGCTCGATACTGTTAAAGTTGCTTTGTGGACTGTCACTAGCGACACAGGCATCCCAGTTAGAAAGCTCACTGGTGAGGGTTCTGGGCAGCTTGCAGGGTCAGAGGATCAATTGGCCTACAATCAGATCATTAGGGACAGGCAACGAGTGGAGTGCTCTTTGTGGGTTTGCAGGCTGCTTGAGATACTTTATACCGCGGGAATGATCGATCTACCTGAAAATTATGAAGTCAGGTTCCCACAGCAAGAAGCTGCAACAGAGAAAGAGCAAGCCGAGATCAATAATAAAAACGCTGACACCCTTCAAAAAGTCACCTCTGCTGTATCTAGCGTGGGTGGAGATGCGATTGACCTGCAATCAGCTTTAGAGGTTGTCGGTATGGGTGAAATTGAAATAGATGAAAATACAGATATTCTGGACGCACAAATAGATGCCATCGAAGAACCCGACGCGAACCCTAACGATAGAGCGTAATTGGAACAGGGAAATCACTAGACGTTTTACTGAATTCGGTAAGGTGGCTATTGATTCTCTAACCGAGGCTAACAAGCGCGCCCTCATAACTAACGAAGAGATAGGCCTTAATCCGTCTCAGCTTCGTGCGTATATGGCGTTCCTTGAGCAGGAAATACAGCGAATCCTATTGGGTACAGATCAGCCACCAAACTGGCAAGCGGAATACCAACTGCAAGCGTATATGCGTGGACTGGATCAGACTAGAAAGGCGTTAATAGCTCAAGGCGCATCGTTAGCGCTTACTGCTGAAGAATTGGCTATTGCTCAGGGGTTATCTGCGTTCACTGCTGTGCCTACATTGGGTACAGTCTCAACAATGGCACCCATTCATCAAGACGCGTTAGAGTTTCTATTTACTCGATCATACGAAAGTCTAAAAGGCTGGACTGATAAAATGGCACGCGACGTACGTCAAATAATGTTTGATGCGGTTAGCCAGGGCCAAGGAATAGTAGAGACGAGCAAGCAGATTCGAGAGAGGGTTAATGTAACCAGTTCACGGGCTCGGCTTATCGCTCAAACAGAAACTATTCAAGCGTTTCAAGTCTCTACTGCAAACGAGACGGAAAGGGCTTCAGAAGAATTAGACGAAGAGGTTCTTATTCGTTGGCTGACTCGGTTAGATAATCGCGTAAGACACTTGCACGCAGAAAATCACGGCAGGCTTTTCACTCCAAAACAGTACAGAGTTAAGATAAACGAAAGCCCTTTTAATTGCCGGTGTGGATCTGCGCCAGTAATACCCGAAGCTAATACGCCAACCAAACAAGAAAAGTTCGATGAACAAAGAGAGGCTATGATACGTCTCGAACGCCGCTGATTTGCCTTAATTCTAATAAAAAGCTAAAATTCAACCAGTGAAACCATTTGCGTGTAAATATGACACAAAAAATCGCGATAAATAGCCGATCTAACGGCAAATTCCGAGAAGAAGTTTTAAACAATCGCCCTCATATCGTCACTGAGATGATGAGCATTGAGGGTGATTCAATTATGAACGGCCTTTTCTACCCTGACGACCAAGTCACGAACTCATTCAAACAGCTAGATATGAAGCCAGCGCCAGCGGGACACCCCACAGCCAACGGTGAGAATATTAGCGCCTTCCACCCCTTAGCTACTAATGCCTTTAATGTTGGCGGCTTCGTGCGTAACAGTAGGAAGGAAGGTAAGCGCGTCTACAATGAGCTCGTTTTTGATCTTGAGGTTGCCAACAAAGACGATCGCGGCAAAGAGATTGTAAGCCGGATTAAGAATGGTCAAAAGATCGGTGTAAGCACTGGCTTAAACGCAAGCGTAATCAATAACGGTGATAAGCGAGAGGTGCGAGACATTGAGTTCGATCATGTTGCCGTTTTGCTTAATGAGACGCCGGCCGGTGAAAATACATTCACTGTAAACGAAGAATTAATTATTTGTAACATGGGTGATGAACCCGAAATTAAACCAACCGAAGAGGTGAACGACATGGACAAAGAGAAACTTGTCCTAGCTGCCATTGGCAACAGTGCGAACTCGTTGAAAGGTGAGGACAAAGAACGGCTTATGTCTATGTCTGAATCTGAGCTTGCGGTCGCTATTGCTAATTCTGCACTTGATGTAGAAAAGGCAACCGAGCTGCTAGAGTCCAAAGGCTTAACTGTAAACTCACAGCAAGACAAAGAAGGTTACGACAACTTCCTAGTCAATAAAGCTGATTTTGACGCTTATATGGCAGAGAAAAAAGCTAAGATTGCTGAAAAAGTATCTACCATTGTAAACCACGAAGGTTCTGACTTTACCGAAGCAGATTTAGCGGGTAAAGACGAAGCGTTCTTAGATAAGATGATTGGTACTCTCAAGCCTACGCCACGTTACGATGCGCAGGAACAACCATTAACCAACAGTGATCGTGAAGTTACTGTTGAATCAATTGAATTGCATGAGGAGGCCTAACAATGGCAGCTAACTCTATTTGCTTGTCCCCCAACGGACAATACATTCGCAACGAGGCTAGCGCTGATGCTGCTGGCATTCTTCCTGGTCATCTTTTAATTGAGACGGCTACCGGTGTTGCGGTTAACGCTACTGCTGACGATGTTCCCGTGCGTGCATTGTTTGCCGATATCAATATTGGCGATGCTGGCGACATAACAAGACCCTATACGTCCGGTGAAAACGTTCACTACGTAAGTGCTTCAAAAGGTGTTTTAGTTAACGCTATTTTAGCTGACGGTGAAACGATCGCGGTTGGCGACGAAATTGCATCTGCTGGTGGTGGCGAAGTTAAAGCGCCTGCCTCTGCTGGTGTTGGTGTTCTTGGCTATGCAAAGGAAGCCGTTACCACTTCCGGTGCGACTGCCTTTATTACAATTCAATTGCTTTAAGGGGGGTGTAATCATGGCTATTGCACAATTCGGTTCCAAACAGCATCGATTTATTTCACGAATGGAAACCAAAGAAGCTCGCGCTGAGGGGTGGAAGTTCAATCTAAAAGATAATGAAAAAGGCTTAGTTGTAAATAATACTTCTGGCACACTTCATTATGAAGACCATAAGCGTATGCTTGATGACGTTGTTATGGTTCGTCAATACATGCCTACAGTCTTTGATACTTTGATTGATGCGCCAGGTGTTCAGGCTTCAGTTTCTCTATATGAGACTTTGGTCGGCTACCAGAATATGAATGAGTTTAACGCTCAAACATCGATGAATGGTAGCAACCGCCAAACAAATCAGTCTGACTATAAATACGAATGGGTTCCGCAGCCTATTTACCATTGTGATTTCCATATCCCTTGGCGTCAATCTGGTTTCGGCTATAAGCAAGGCGATGGTGCTTCTGAAGCATCTATGCAAGTTCGCCGCGAGCGTGACGAAGCGTTAATTTTGGGTAACTCGGACATTATCGTTAATGTGAATGGTGTTGACGCTCAAATGTACGGCCTTACGAATGCGCCTGGTGTTCTTCTTCAGCCTGGCACTCTTACTAACTGGGCTAATCCAGATAACTCTGACAGCGTATATAAAGAAGCTAACACAATGATTGCTTCGTTGTACGCACAGAAGAAAGGCGCTCAGGTAGCCAACTCCGGTTACTTTATCGTGGCTAGTGATGTGTATCCACAATTGAACTTAGACTACTCAACTCAAAAGAGTGGTTTAACTAATATGCAGCGTATTGAAGCGATACCTCAAGTTCGCGGCGTATTAACTTCTGAGTTCCTTCCTGACGGTGCTGTATTGTTTGTTGAAGCTTTGCCTCAAACCTTACGCATTCCTACTTCGGTAGATGTGACCGTTGCACCTTGGCAGTTGAGCCATCAAATGGAAGATCCTAAGTTCACCGTGTTCGCGGCGTCTACTCTTCAAGTTCGCCAAGATAGAAACGGCAATACTGGTATCGTTTACGCTACTAAGGCATAGGGTGACTTATGACTGATAAAGTTGAAATGTTAGAAAAAGAGCTGACACGTGACGTGTCGGCTTTTGGCCCCAAGAAAGTATCTAAAATTGCCGGAGATATCGTTAAGGTATCTGCTCATGTTGTTGCTGACAATCCAGCGCTTTTTGCTGATGTAGGTAGCGCTAAGCGGAGAATTAAAAGTTCAGGCGATACAGTAAAGCTTAAAGCTCGAATTGATGAGCTGGAAGCGCAAAACAAAGCGCTACTTTCTCAGATTCAGAAATTGAGGCCTGCTAAATAATGCCAGCATCCGGCGATCAAGTCAGAAGTATTACATGTACAGACCTAGATGATACGGCCTTAGCGCCGTTTCTTCAGGCTGCTGATTGCATTGTAGAGCGTGCATCTACTTGCATTGCCGGAAAGGGTGTTTCTCAAGATTGTATAGATCTCGCGTCTAGCTATCTTGCGTCACACCTTTTTACTCTTTCATGTAAAGGTAAAGAATCGCGCACGATTAAGCGTGAAACATTTGAAAATTACACTGTTGAATATGCGGTAAGCCAAGTATCAGGCCAAGGCATTCTTTCAACTACCTACGGTCAAGCGGCTAACAGCATTCTTGGCGGTTGTTTGTCTGAAGTGGATAAACAGCAATCAGTAATATGTTTTTTTGGGTGATCTATGCGATTGCCGGAAAAAATAACAGTCTGGAACATCTACGAAAATAATAGCGGAAACGGTGATAAAAGCTTTGAAGAGCCTGTCACGATTAACGCACGTATAGCTTACGTTGACGACCAAATCACAGATAGAAACGGCGATTCATACACAAGCACGGCGAGTGTATATTTTGAGTCGGACGTGGTTAACGAACGATCGATTATTTCCCTAGCTGTTTCAACTTGCCTCGAACCGGACGGCAAGACCTACAAGCCAGTTAAATTTGCTCAGACTCCAAGCGGTACAAGGATGAAAAAAGTATGGCTTTAAACCAACAATCACTAAATACAGTGCTAAGGAATTTAAACAACGCTATACAGGATATCGAGGGCGATGTAGGGCAAGGTATACGTGCTGCGACGCTGTTTATTGAGGGTGAATCTAACGAGGTCGTACCCCAAGACACAGGCGTTTTAATCAATAGCTCCTTTTCTGGTTACGATCCTGCTACAAAAACGGGTCGAGTTGGATACACGGCAAGATACGCGCCCTACGTTCACGAAATGCCAGCGACATTCAATTTTAGCAAGCCTGGTACCGGTCCTAAATTTCTTCAGCGTTCCATAGCTAACAATCAAGATAGAATACTTGGAATAATTGCATCGAGGGCGAGAATATGAGCTACCCTCCTCAAGACGTTGTCGTATGGCTTGGTGAGCAGTGCTTAAACCTTACGCCAGGGATTAATCTATTTTCTGGTGAGTGGGGCGAGAATGAAGACGCTATTGATGAGCAAGTGTTGGTCCTAGATTCTCCGGTCACTGCCTCGGAATTGAAAGACCAGTATGAAACAGTAGGTATTCAGATATTAGTGAGGGGCGCAAGGCACAAGGGCGCGGCTACTACCTACAGTTTGGCTAAAATCATCTCTGACGCTTTATTGGCGCCGCTTTCAGCTATTGAGATGAATTGCACTTGTTATACTGACTGGGAAGAGGTGAGCAATATTGCCGGTCTCGGCAAAGACTCAAACGACCGTCATGTTTTCTCTATGAACTTTTCTTCTAACAGGAATAGGTAAAAATGGCTACGGTTTTAAATGTGGAACTGACTAACGATGAATGGCTAGACCTTAACACGGAAACAGGTATAGGTGTTGGCACCGAGATGAACATACAAAATCAGGGTGATTATTCGGTGTGGATTCAAGAGAGCGCAACTGAGCCAGCAACTTTGGACGAGGGTAAAAAGATCAGCACCATGGGTCTCGATTATGCAACGCCAAAAGTTAAGTCTGGATCTTTAAAAATATGGGTTCGGTGTGTTAGTCCTCAAGGCTCTACGCTAGGGGTTCAGGAGGTTGTATGACTATTGAATTCTGCAAGCAAGGTTCAGGTGGTGGTGGCGGTGGAGGTGGCACAATTCCGGCGCAAGGTTTTATTGATTATAACGACACGACTGGCGATGTTGCTATTGTAGCTGACACCTGGACAGTGATACCGAACAACGGACTAGGGTCATTTACAAATAAAACTTACGCACCGGCAGGCGTAACTGAGTTGATGGATACGAGCACGGGAGCGATAGATACAACCGAGCTTGCGCTAGGAGATACGATACTAATTCGTAACGATTTCTCGATTAACCCAAACACGAATAATTCATTGCTTGAGTTTCGATTTACGTTAGGCGGCGGCGGTAATCAATACACGCTCGAGACTACGCTAGGACGTTTAGACGACGGTTCTGGAAAGTTTTATCGCTTTTCGCTCGTGCCAGAGCTCATATATATGGGCGACGAAAATAC